TCCGGTCGCTATCACCCCCGCCAACGTGATCGGAAAGGTCAGTGAGTGGGCGGCGGTGCTGACCGAAGCCAAGGCCCCTGACGAGAGCCGCTGGGCAGTCATTCCGCCCTGGTTCGAGCAGACCATCTATGAGTCGCCTTACAACCAGGCCCTCATCACTGGTGGTGACCAGGCTCTGTACCGGAAGGGCTACATCGGTGAAGTCGCCGGCTTCAAGCTGTTCCGCAGCAACCAGCTGGCAATGGTGTCCGACGACATGGGCACTGGTGGTGTTCCTGGTGACGACATCAACGCCACCAACATCGTCTTCGGCCAGAAGGAAGCGTTGACCTATGCAGCGCAGCTGACTGAGTCGGAAACGATCCGAGCCGAGAACCAGTTCGGCACGAAGGCCCGCGGCCTGCATGTGTTTGGCTTCAAGGTGGTCCAGCCGACCTGCCTTGGCCTGCTCTACTGCTACCGCGGTTCCTAACCCCCAACGGACCCTGGCCTTCGGGCTGGGGTCCTTTTTTGTAGGTGAACCCAATGAAGATGATTCGCAACCGCAGGACCGGTCTGTCGTTCCCGTTGACGGCAGTCCTTGAGGCACGGCTCGAACACGACCGCGACCTGGAGCTCGTTGAAGGCGACGTTCCGGTCAAGGTTGAGAAGGCTCAGGAGCCGGCGCTTCCAATCCCTCTGGACATCAATCAGGCGACCGCTGAGCAGATCGCGAAGGTGGCGACCGGCATCAAGCTGGGGACCGCTCAGGCAATCGTTGACCGAGTAGCGAAGAAGGGTCCGTTCCGGTCCCTGGACGAGCTCACCGAGATCAAGGGCCTGGGCAACGCGACGATCAGCCGTAACCTCGAACTCTTGAAGGTGTAACCGATGCTTGTCTCCGACATCCTGTTCCGGGCAGGTCGACTGCTCTCAGACCCCACGCACGTTCGCTGGGCGACTGACGAGCTGATCGACTACATCAACGACGCGCAGCGCCAGATCGTGCTGCTTGTCCCAGACGCCAACAGCCGCACCGAGTCGTTTGTGCTGGCCAACGAGTCTCGTCAGACCTTGCCGGCCGGGGCTATTCGTTTGCTGCGGATCACCCGGAACATGGGGTCGGACGGCAACACTCCGGGCCGGGTCGTATACCCGACGCTCAGAAGCGCGCTGGACGCGGAGATTCCGCTCTGGCATACCACGACCGGCCTCCAGGTCGAGCACTACATCTACGACCCGGAGAGCAACCCCAAGGTGTTCTACGTCTACCCGGCTATCTCAGGCGGCCAGGTCGAGATCGTCTACTCAACGAACCCGGCCGTCGTCACAGCCTCCGGCGACACCCTGGAGCTTGGCGACCAGTACATCAACCCGATCCTCGACTGGGTGCTGTACCGCTGCTGGGCCAAGGACGCCGAGTATGCCGGCAACGTCCAGCGGGCTCAGATGCATGAATCGAGCTTCTACAACCAGCTGGGCGTAAAGGACCAGGCCGCGGCTCTGGCCAACCCGACCCGGCGCGTCCGTAACTCCGAGATCGAGCTCCGCTAATGGCCCGCTACTCTGACCTGGTCCAGGCGATCATGCGTGAGACGCCTGAAGCGCCGTCAGCACTGCTGGAATCCGAAGCCAGGCAGGCAGTTATCGAGTTCTGCCGGCGGTCCAGGTCATGGACTGACTACGAGGACATCCTGACTCAGCCAGGTGTTGCCGAGTACCGGCTTCGCCCGATCGACGGTGGCCGGGTCGACCAGGTCATCCGGGCCCGGTTCTCGAACGACCTGGGCTACCACCAGGAGCTCACCAAGGTCAACCGGCGGCTGTTCATGGGGGCCGCTGACTCCGGCAGCCCGACGCTGTTCGCTGAGCGCCCGGACCATATCCATATCTATCCGTACCCGGTCAACGCCGGGTCCCTGTCACTCCATGTCGTTCTGGTCCCCATGCAGACCAGCACTGCTTTTCCCGATCACCTGTTCGAGCGGTGGCGGGAGGCATTGGTGGCCGGCGCTGCTGCCCGGCTTCTCTCGTACAGCAACAAGCCCTGGACCAATGAGGGGAAGGGGCAGTTGTTTCAAAGGCAATTCGATCTGGCCGTCCGAGACGCCAGGCAGAACGCAGCGTCCGATCAATGGACACCTCAATCAATCCAACTCAGAAGGTGGGTCTAAACAATGGCAATGAATACTGCTTATCTCAACGCGATCGGCAATCATGGCGCAGGCCTGATTACGCATATCGCCCTGGTCAACGCGGTCGGCACGGAAGTGGGTGATGCCCGCAAGCCGGTCACCTGGACGACCGCGGCTGACGGCCTGGTACGGCCGACGGCTGACATCGAGTTCAACATGACCGCAGGCGAAGAAGTCGCCGGCTGGCGCGGGTTCTCTGCGGCAACTGCCGGAACCAACTACGGTGGCGCTGCTTTGTCCCAGGTGACGTTCGGCAACAACGGTATCTACACCCTGATCGCATCAGCCACAGGTATCGATCACAACGCGGTCTAACCAATGGCCGCCAGACGAGACAAGCCGGCCCTTGGCCATGATCCGGTCAACAGGGCTTGGGCAAACTCAGGCTCATCGACGAGTCTGGAGTTTCAGTCTGGCGGATCAGAGGTTTCGGTTCAGGCATCAACCTCCGGTAGCGGCGATGCCTTTGAACTGAGATCAGGCTTCGCGGTAGCCGCGACCGTTGCTCTGGCTCTTGCCGGCGGCATCGGTTTCGGCGCAGGTCTAGGCGGAGGCGTTTCTGACGTCCACGCCCAGGCCGTCGGCGCTGGCTGGGCCGGCTCCGGCTCTGTTCCAGCCGTCATACCCACCGCAACAGGCTCCGGCGTGGCGCAGGAGCTCGTTGCAGGCGGTTCAACCGCCATTGTTGAACTGCCACCCCAAGGCTCCGGCGAGCCGCTTGAGCTCGTTCTCAGCGGCTCCAAGGCCATCACCGTTTTGCCGGCCGAAGGTGGCGGCGTCGGCTTCGAGAGCGGGCAGGGCAGCGGCGAGACGTCGGTTGATGTCTCGAATCAGGGCTCAGGTACGCCCAGCGAGCGTCAGTCAGGCGGGAGCCAGGTTGGGACGCTGGCTTTATCGACCGGGGCCGGATCAGGCTTTGACCTGGCCGGCGGCGGCTCTCAGTCGATCGTCGAGACTTCGACGACAGGCTCCGGCTTTTTCCTGATCACGGCAGAGGGCGGAGCCGAGGTCGCCGCGTTCGTCGTTTCTGCTGGACAGGGCAGCCCGGCAGGCGGATCGCAGACCGAGGTCATCGCGGATTCAGAAGCCGGCGGCATTCAATCAGGCCCGCGCGGCGGCAGCATTGCGTCTGTCGACGTCACCGAAGAAGGTTCTGGCTGGTTTGCTCAGGGATCGGGCTCGACGGCCGGCGTGGCTGCCCAGGCTCTGGGGCAGGGCTCAGGCTACGCGATCGGCTCAGGCGGATCGACGGCAAGGGTCGACGCGGATTCCCAGGGCGTCGGCTTTCTTGTGGCCGAGCTTTCAGGCGGCGCGACTGCGATGGTCACGGCTGTCACCCAGACCGGCAGCACCATCGAGGAACAGAGATCGGGTGGGTCGCAGGTCGTCGTTCAGGTCTCTGCCACAGGCTCAGGCCGTCAACTGTTCCTTTTCGGTTCCTACTCATCAGTCGGCATTTCTGCTACCGGCGGCGGCGTTTCAGGCGCGACAGAGTATGGCGGCAGCGTTGCGTCGGTTGAAACCCAGACCATAGGCGCAGGCGGCCGGCATCTGGTCAGGGCCAGCCAGAGCGACATCACGACCTGGGTCAACGCGACCTTCGTCAATACCGGCACGATTGGCTCCAGCGCCAATGTCCGATCCGGCGGGACTCCGCAGGTCAGCGTCGAGGCCCAGGCCGGTGGCGGTGTTACCGCATTCTTTGCCGGCTCCACGGCGTCGGTAGCTGTCACCAGCAGCGCGGCCGGCGGGGTTTTCGAGGGCAGCACGGCCGAAGTGTCGGTCAGCGCCACAGGCGGGCTTGGCGGGGCTTCTGGCGCGACGGTCGAAGTGTCGACCGAGCAGGCCGGCGAGCACCTTGAGACTGTCAGCGGCGGCTCGACGTCAGCCGTCAGGGTCGTCGCGGACGGGGGTTCGCTCCTGTCTGGCGGCTCGACATCCGCGGTCGACGTTCAGGCGATCGACTCGCTCTCGAACATCGCAGGCGCAGGCCCGACCCTGTTCGTCAATGTCGGCTCGTTCGGGGCCGGGTTTGCCATTGACGCAGTTGCAGGGGGCTCTCAGACCGGCGTCGAGGTTCTCAGCGAAGGCCGGGGCTCACCTGCCGGCGGCGCGGAGTCTCAGGTCATCGTCCTGCCGGAGAGCGCAGGCAGGGTCATCGGCGGAGAAGTGG